TCAGAAACCAAGGTAATTAAGGCAGAAATAGACGAGGCTGGTGTTCAGATAGATCGCCCGTATTACGACCTGAAGGTTTCCTATCAAACAGAAAAGGGTAAGCTTTGTGTTGAGTCTATCCCGCCAGAAGAGTTTTTCGTTGATCGTAACGCGAAGTCTATCGAAGATGCCTATGTTGTTGCTCATCGCACTGAGATGCGCGTTGGTGAGCTTGTGGCTATGGGTTATGACTATGATGTTGTTTCTGAGCTTGGCGGTCTGGGCCACTCTGATACCTTTTCAGAGGTTGAGAGATATGAACGCCGAGGATACGAAGAAGACTACTCAGACGAGGACGTACAAGACCCTTCGATGAGAATCGTGGCCGTTACCGAGGCCTACATGAAGATAGACGTAGAAGGCACCGGCGTGCCAGAAATGTACAAAATCTTGATGGGCGGATCTAATTACAAGATCTTGGATTATGAGCCTTGGGGCGAGATTCCGTTCGCAGTTTTTGAGGTCGATCCAGAGCCACATACATTTTATGGCCGGTCGATTGCTGACATATTGTTTAACGAGCAGGACGCATCAACGTCAATGCTACGCGGCGTCTTAGATAACATCGCCCTGACAAACAACCCAAGAACAGAAATCATTGACGGCATGGTCAACGTTGATGACCTGTTAAACAACGAGGTTGGCGGTGTTGTTCGAGTCAAGCAGGGGGGATCTATTCGAGAGCTTGTGGTTCCGTTTGTTGCCGGTCAGGTTCTTCCGGCCATGCAGTATTTTGATCAAGAGATCGAGTCAAAAACCGGTGTAACGAAGGCGTCTAGTGGGCTGAACCCAGATGCGCTGCAAAGCACTACTGCGGCGGCTGTAAACGCCACAATCCAAGCGGCGGCAGGTCAGGTCGAGGTTATCGCCAGAAACCTTGCAGAGGGCGGCGTAAGGCGTCTTTTCAAGCTTATGCTAAAGCTGGTTACTGAGAACTCAGACGATCAAAGAATGATGCGCCTGTCTGGTCAATTTATACCCGTAGATCCAAGAATGTGGAACACAGAAATGGACGTCTCGGTGAATGTTGGCCTTGGAACTGGCAGAGAAGACCAGCGGACTGCGGCCTTAAATCAGGCGCTACAAATGCAGATGCAGATCTGGCAGTCATACGGGCCATCGAATGGGCTGGTTTCTATGACTCAAATAAGGAATACTTTAGCAGACATGCTTGCCATCAATGGTGTTCGCAATGTTGATCGTTACTTTGCGCCGATGGACCCGCAGACGGAGCAGATGCTAATTCAACAGCAGCAGCAGATGGCGCAGCAACAGGGGCAGCAGTCAGACCCGAACCAAGCTTACTTGCAGGCCGAGCAGATTAAGGCGCAGCAAAAAGCTCAAACGGATATGATGAAGATCCAAATTGAAGCCCAGAAGGCTTTGGCCGAGGATGATCGCAAGCGGGATGAGATGGATCAAAACCTTTTAATTAAGGCCGCTGAGATCATTGGCAAGTATGGAACTGCTGTAGACATTGAAAGAATCAAGGCGATGCAGGCAGAGCCAAGATACCCGCAACAGTCACCAGCTCAGGCGGTGGTTGGAGGTAGATTCTGAACATAAAGGAAAAGGCAGCCGCTGTACGGCGACTCGTAAATGACGAAGTTGTACAGATGGTGCTAGAAGAGATTAAGAATGAACAGGTATCTGTCTTTCTTAACAGTGGGTCGGATATAGACGACCGAGAACGCGCTCATGTTATAATATGGGCGTTAAACAAGATCGAGGATAAATTCCAATCCATTTTAGCGGACGAAGCTATCCATGATCGCAACGAAGAGAAGAGGAAATCAGCACCGTGGACACGACTGAAACTCAAATAGACGGCACTATTGAGAGTGCTATTGCGTCACTAATTCAACCTGAAGAACCCGATGTCGATGAGACTGATGGATATGAGGATGAATATGAGACAGAAGAACCCGAAGCAGAAGACTCTGATGAAGAGTACGAAGCTGAAGAGGACGATGACCAAGATTCTGAAGAGGACGAAGAGAGTTCGGCCCCTGAAACATACACCGTTAAAGTTAACGGCAAGGAAGTTCAGGTAAGTTTAGAAGATCTCAAGCGTGGATATTCAGGTCAACAGTACGTCCAACAGGGTATGCAAGAGGCAGCTAACCAGCGAAAGCAGGCAGAAGAGGCCTTTAATGCTTTGATGGCTGAACGCCAACAGTTGAATCAGTTTTACCAGCAAGTAACAAGCGGCAATGTTGTTATGCCGCCAACGCCACCAGACAAGTCTATGTTTGAAAGCGACCCCATAGGTTTTATGGAAGCTAAACTCAAATACGAAGACGATATGGTTGCGTTCCAGAATCAAACTGCACAGATCCAGCAGGTAATGCAGCAGCAGTCTTATGCGGAACAAAAGGCCCAACAGGCTTATATGCAGAGAGAGCTAGAGGCATTAAAGACAGCGGTTCCAGAGTTTAGCGACCCACAAAAGGCCGGTAAGCTTCGGGAGCAGATGTTTAGGACTGGGCAAGAGGTATACGGCTACTCGCCAGAAGAAATCGGCATGGTCATGGATCACCGAGCGCTTCGGGTAATGCGGGACGCCATAAAATACCAAGAGCTGATGTCTGGAAAGCAAAGGGCGCAGAAAGACAAGGTGGCCCCAAAAGGCCGACCTTTGAAGGCTGGTGCTAAGAGAACTGATTCAAACGTGAAGGCGGTCAGAGAACGTAAAAGTAGACTGAAGAAATCCGGTAGCATTGATGATGCACTGGGACTAATCCTAAACGCTTAATGAGGTAACTTACCATGGCACAACCTACTAACACTTTTGACAGCTATGATGCTGTCGGTATCCGCGAAGATCTTCAAGATGTGATCTATGACATTTCACCTGAAGAGACTCCATTTTATTCTGCTTGTAAGAAAGTAAAAGCAAGCAACACGTTCCACGAGTGGCAGACTGATGCCCTTCGCTCTTCAGCAGCTAACGCACACATTGAAGGCGATGACACTACTGCAAGCGCAGCTACTGCGACTTCACGTTTGGGCAACTACACTCAGATCTTCAAGAACGCTGTGTCTATCCCTGACACTGACGAAGGCTTGAAGAAGGCTGGCCGTGCGGCTGAAATTGCATACCAGACTCTGAAAATCGCTAAAGAGCAGAAGCTTGATATCGAGAAGGCATTGTTCGACAACAACGCTCGCGTTGCTGGCAACTCTACCACTGCTCGTGAGCTTGCAGGCGCTCCCGCTTGGCTGGTAACTAACGTTAACTTCCAGTCTGGCAACAGCGGTGCAAACCCAACTGGTGACGGTACTGATGCACGTACTGACGATGGTACCCCCACTGCGTTCAGTCAGACCAAGTTTGACGATGTAATGCAGTCAATCTGGGAGCAGGGCGGCAAGCCTGACGTTTGCTACTTGTCTGCGTTCCAGATGAACAAGGCGCTTGACTTTACCGGTATGAACAATCAGCGTTCAACCATTGGCGCTTCTGTTGGTGGCACTAACTCTGTTGTTAACGCTATGGACGTATACGTAACTCCTTGGGGTACCGTAGAGTTCATGCCTACTCGTGAGAACCGTTCTCGTGACGTATTCATCATGCAGTCTGATATGTGGGCTGTTGGTGTACTTCGTCCTACCAAGAACAGTGCTCTTGCGAAGACTGGCGACTCAACTCGCCGTCAGGTATTGACTGAGCTTACTCTCGTTTGCAAAAACGAAAAAGCTTCAGGCATTATCGCTGACAACACTACGTCATAATGTAACGGGGGGCTTCGGCCCCCCAATACTTAGGTGATCTATGAAATACAAGGTAGTAATTTCTGCAATGAACATCGACGGCGAAATAAAGCGCCGAGGCGATATTGTAGAGATGAGCGAACAAGAATTCTTAAAGTGCGGCACTCGGCTTGAGCCGTTTGTCGAGCCGACTGTCGAGCCAGAAAAGCCAAAAAGGCGCGGACGCCCTAAGAAGGTTGAAAGTGAAGATTAGCGAGCAGTTGATCAAGATTGACGACACAAAGTTTGGCGTAAAGAGCACATACTCTAACGACCCATACTTAGAGCGTACTCGTTTACTGCGTGAAGCAGGCGCCGGAAAACTCCCAGAGTCATGGTGCGTTGGGTCTATACCGATGCACTTGCTGGCTCAGTGGATGAAAGAAGAAAACGTATCTTGGGAAGACCAAGAAGGCCGCAAGCGGCTTATTATGAGAAAGCTAAACGACCCTGACTTTAAAAAGCTAAGAATCGTAGAGGGTCAGGTCTAATGCCAGTCAAGAAGGTAGGTAAAAAGTACGCCATTGGGTCGGGCAAGGCGATGTATAAATCCAAGGCCTCTGCGAATAGAGCTTACAAGGCCTATCTTGCTAAGAAGGGTAAGAGTAATGACCGTTGAACGTTCTGTAGCAAAGCTTGAGGCGCAGCAAGAAGCTATGGCTAGCGACATTCATGAAATGAAGTCGGCCCTGACCAGTATTGCTGATACCCTTAGAAATCTTGCTGGTATTGAGCAGCGGCAGGTTAACCTGACTGACGCTATAACAAGGGCGCACCAGCGGATTGATGAAATCCAAGCCTTGATAAAAGATGAGGTCAAAGGTCACGAGAAACGCATTCAGTCTATTGAATTAAAGCAAGCCAAGGACCAATGGATTGAGCGAGCGGCAATGGCTATATTGATGGGCGCTATAGGCCTGTGGATTAAAGGCGGGCTATGACCTTTATAGATCTAATTGCGGGGATCTTTAAACCAGCCGCAGAGCTGATAGATAACCTTCACACGTCTGAAGAGGAAAGGCTTGAGCAAAAGGCTAAACTGCTTGAGATTCAGGCGGCGGCTATGGATGCATCTCTTCAGTACGAAAAATCACTAATGGAATCCCAAGCGCGTATAGTCAACTCAGAGGCGCAGTCTGAGCACTGGCTTACTGCGACTTGGCGACCAGTAACTATGCTCACATTCTTGGCACTTGCTGTGGGCGATTCTCTGGGCTTTCTGGCAACTCCGCTGCGTGATGAGGCTTGGGCCTTACTACAGATCGGATTGGGCGGCTACGTGGTCGGCAGGAGCGCAGAGAAGGGGATTAAGATGCTGAAACAATGAAACGACTAATTGAGCAATTGAGGCGCCACGAGGGCGTGTCGAGGTGGGCATACGAGGATCACCTTGGCTACATCACCGTTGGTGTTGGCCGGTGTCTCGACCCAGAAATTGGACTCGGTCTGTCAGATAAAGAAATTGATTACCTGCTACAAAACGATATCGAGCGATGCTACAAAGAACTCGAATGCCTAAGCTGGTTCCAAGATCTTGACCCGATACGTCAGGAGGCTTTGGTAAAAATGGTGTTTAACCTTGGCCTTACAAGGTTCCTGCAATTTAAAAAGACCCTAGCCTACATGGCTGAAGGTCGATACTCCGAAGCTGCCGATGAGATGCTAGACTCAAAGTGGGCGCGCCAAGTCAAAAATCGAGCAATCGAACTCTCTGAAATGATCCGCACGGGTCAATAAAAAAGCCCCATCGCTGGGGCAATCTCTCATGAAATACTCCAAAAGGAGTGTATTCATTACACCACAAAAATAATTTACAAAAAACCCTAAAAAAGTTCATAGAAAGGTAGACACACGTCCTGTATTTTGAGATAATTCTCTTGTCGGCGCAGGGAGCGCCATTAACTGAGAGGGAAGGGCAATGCAAAAAGTAGAACTTTCAAAGCAACAAATCGAAGACATTCTCGAAGATACAAGAGCAAGAAGACTTCACTTCATTAAAAAAGCAGAGAAGCTGTCTGCCGCTGGCAAGCACGAGCAAGCATTTGGCTATTGCAAAGTGGTTTCTGATTTGAGTGGTCAGATAGTTCGGTTTCATGAAATGTACATTGAATTAGGATACGCCGCATAAGCGGCCATTCTCTGGAGGGAGACATGGAGGATTTAACCAATCAAGAAGTTCAGGAGTGGGTCTACTTTGTAGGCTACACCGATGCAGAGTTTTTTTCACAACCAAGAGAGGAGAGCGATGCCTATCTACGTGGGTTTGCGGATGGCTACGCTGAGATTGAAATGCAGGGAGCAAGTTATGAAGTGTAATGGATGTGGTACTGCGGTCGTTGATAACGACAAATACTGCTGGGATTGTGCGAACACGATACTGGTCGATAACGCGCGCGAGAACATGAACTACATGTGGGAGCTTATGATCGGTGAGTACCTGCCGGCCAAAGACAGCAAGGAAGCTGTCAATCTGATGGAATCGCGTATGCGTGACATATTCGAGGCGTGTATTGATGAAAACAAAGAGGCGCTGTTTCGCGCTGTAAACCGAGTGCTTTTAGAGGAAGCATTTCAAATCAAGGAGGGTCATAATGACTAATTTAGTAACCAAGCTTGCTGGTATCCAGCAGAGACTGAAGGCGCCGAAAGGTCAGGTAAACAAGTTCGGCGGATATAAGTATCGCTCGTGCGAAGACATTCTGGAGGCCGTAAAACCGCTTCTGGGCGATTGTGTGCTGACCATTAGCGATGACATTCGCGAGATCGGTGGGCGCGTCTACGTAGAGGCTACGGCGCGTCTGACTGACGGATCTGATGTTGTTGAGGTCAAGGCTCTGGCTCGTGAGGCTGA